GGCGTTTCACTTCTATACAAAAAACCGTTTTGAGTAACATTTCGTTTTTGTATTCGTATCGCGTCGTTTTTGTTTTTGTATGTTGCGCCGCGTGATGAGTTGCATGGCTTACAAGCCGGCACAAGTCCGTCGGCAATGCTGCCTCCTGCGTCGTGCTCGACTAGGTGATCGGCTTCTGTTGCTTTATTCTTTTGGCACCAATGGCACAATGGTTCATCGCGTAGGAGTTGGCGTCTTGCGTCTTTGTATGCCTTGGTGTCGTACTCTGAGCGTTGGCGTGTCATGCTCCCGCGCCTTCGGCTTGGGCTAGCGCGGCGCAAGCGCCTTGCTGTTGCGAGTAGTAGTAGTTCATCATGTCGGGCTCGTCTCGGTTGAGTGGGGTTTGTTAACGGTATGTCATGCCGGCACGTTCAAGCCTAATGCGGTAATGCTCACCCACGGGATGCACTCACTCCGTACCCTTGCACTACTTAGCCGATTATGTTGACGGCTCGCTTCGTCGCTTTGCCTAACGCATTTCGTGTTGCATGTTTCAGGACGCGACGATCTACCCACGTCACCGTGTTTTATACCTTTCACCTTGCGAGGGGTGTAGGCCTATGAGACTGATGAAGTTGTTAGAAGTGTTCTAAGGATTGATTGACGGCGTTGCAGATTTTCTAGAATTGCTGCACCCTTACCTTCCAAACGGTTGCCCGCTCTTTTCTTGACCATCCCCTTCCGATTCCAAAGTCGGCTTGAGTAGTCAATCAACCCTTACAGCACTCCCTTCCGTTATGTGTCCTACTTGGCTCAGATATTTGGCGATCCAGTCGAGATCCGCTGGCCGCCATACCCATACGACGGCGCCTTGTTGAAGCGTTGTAATCCATCGTGATTGAAGCGGTGAGATCTTGCCTTTATCGCTTTTGAGTTCTGCGAATATAACACGCCCTTTCGGGTGTGCGAGCACAAGGTCTGGGAAGCCGTGATCGCCTAATTCGTGAGTGGCCCAGACGCCACGTTTGTTCATAGCCGGCATCGGATGATGCACTAACCATCCGTGCATTTTTGCCAAATTGATCACGATTTTTTGAAAGTCTGATTCGTTCATGTGCGCGCCTGTTCGATGAGCACGTCGCGTTCAAGTGTTAGGAATGTGATCTGGGCCTTTAGTTCGTCAATGCTAATCAGTAGGTCTTGGATCTGATAATGCTGATCCCTCAAGCGGCCTGCATACTCATCTGAGGCGTCGCTGAAGATCATTTAAGGCGATCGATCACGGTTGAGGCTTGAACGCCTGTAAGCGTCTCTAGGACGACGTCTGAGACGCCAAGAGTGGCATGAATGAACTCCAGTAAGTCAAGATCGTTTAGTTCTTTGCCCCGTGCCAAGGCCTTTAAGAATCCGATTTGCTTAGGTGTTGCGAATTGCCCAGACGAGGAGGCGTGGTTCTCATCCTTTGAGGGACTCCCCGTCCGGGACACTTTAGACATCTCTTCGCGTGACGGCCGTTTGCCATGTGTCGCGTAGCCGGCATTGGCTAGAGCGCGGCCAATGCTTGATGTCTCACAATTCTCCACGTGCGCGGTTTTATTGACTGGCGACGAGCCACGGACTTCTTCTGCGTATCCTGTCGCTTTGGGCCATGTGTCTATGAATTCAAAGAACACTTCGGCACGGAAGATCACTTGGTCGCCATCTTGCGCGATGAGCGATGTGGCGATGCGGCCGTTCGGGTGATCTGCCCAGAATCGGATGAGGCGATCTTCTACCGTTTCGTAGTTGCTGAGATCGAATGCCATGTCGGGTGTCCTTTAGTCGGTATGAGTGAGCGAATTGTACACGTTGAACGCGGCGCGAAGTTGATCCTCTGTTTGGAATGTGCGCGTCTCTAAGAACACTTCTACGGCCTTGGCAAGATCGTCAATTGCTGCTTTCTTGACGCTTGAGCGTGTGATGGCTGGAAAGTCAAGTCGCATTGCGGCGCCGTGTTCGTCTCGATAGCCGTAGTGCATGTAGATCTGGGAGCCGTTGCGTTCGCGCTTCAATGCAAAGACCCATCCGTCTTTGTGCAGCGCTGAGAGTGCGCCCGAGATTTGGCCGTGATGAAGCCCAAGTTTGCCTGCTAGTTCTTTCCACGTGTAGCCGACTTTGCAGCCTTGCAATGCTTCCAGTATTTGCTTTTGGCGTGATGCCGTAACGCCTGATGCGTCTTCGGAGATTGCGCGAGCCTTTGATGTTTCTGAGCCGGCAACGTGGCCTGAGTGTCCGTTGTATGGAAGCGAAGGGTGGAATAGGTCGGTCATGAGTGGGCCTCCAATGCTTGAATTGCTTTGTCGATCGTTGTGATGTCGTGCAATGGCATCGGATCTTCCAATGTCATTCCGTTACGAATTGCGCGTAGACGTCGAATAAGTTCGGCGTGTGGATTCGGTGTGATGATTTCGTCAATAAAGGCGAATAATTGTTTTCGCATTTCTTCGCTGATGCCGTTATCGGGATAGGGCGCTTCGTTCACTTTGCAGTCCTCCAAGGATTCCAACCTGAGTTTAGGTATATGGCATGGGTAGCACGAAGTGAGATGGTCGCATTGAATAGGTCTGAGCATTCGTCCAAGATGCCTTTTTCTTGTAGCCAACCGATCGGCCATTGAGAATTAGGTAGGCACCAGAAGCCGTTAATTTGCGTGAGGCCGTATGAGCCGCCGTTCGGATCGTCAGGGTTGAATGCATGGGCGAGGCAACGCGACTCACGATGTAACACAAGTTGGAGCGTGGCCAATTGGTCGGCTGGGAAGCCAAGATTGAGGGCCAGTTGAAGCGCGTCGTCACACGTGGCGATCGTCGTAATCGTGGTCGTCGTAATCGGGACTGATGCCGGCACAACAACTTCCACGGGTGGCATCTCAGAAGGCTCTGGGAGGCTTCTAGCAACGCCTAGGAACGCCGTTAGCGCCCATAGGCTACCGATGACGCTGATGATGATTTGTGGGGCTGTAATCATTGTTTCTCCAATTCGTAGGGTGGGCTCCATGAGTCGCCCGTGGCTGTCCTGAAGGACATACGGCCGGCAAGGTATTGCGCCTCGGATCCGCCGTTCATAAAGATCTGCACAAGGACTTCTTGGCCGTTGTCAAGAACTGTCTTGAGCACCAGATAGTCGAAGATTTGTGGATCGGTCATAGAATGGCCTTTCGTCGGTATTCCGACCTTAGCCAAGACTTCCCTAGTAGGGGTGGATTTCCCCGAATGCCTTTAGGAATGCGGCTTTGACGAAGATTGGGGAGTCTGCCGCTTGTGGTGTGATCTCGATGTGGAACCAGTCTCCTCCGGGTGCGCCCGTAACTGTTGGCTTGCTGTATTTGCTCCACGCTTGACGATCGCATTTCCACGCGCGGCCGAACGGCTGAGGGAAGTAGTCGATGATCATTTCTATTCCGAGATCGTTTGCATTGGCGCAAAGCTTCTCGATTGCTTCTAGCGCGTCCTTACGATTGGCAAGTTTCTTGCTGGCGCTTGGACGATACGAAAGATCGACGGCGCGGCCCGTGGCATGGACTGAGAGCGATTCTTTGCCGCGCATGTTTCGAACGCCATACGAGCCGTTATCCCAGAGAGCACCTTGAGCAAGCCAGATGACTTCTTTGATGAAGGCGTCCATGCCGGCACGTCGCTTTGGTGATGCGCCGTCCGTGTTGCCCGTGTACGGCCTAGCGCCGACGATCGGGAGCGGTTGGGCTTTAGGCTTCGGGGTTTTTGCCGATGCCATAAGCCTTGTTCTTTGGGTTGACGTAGCCGATAAATAGTGGTGCTACTGCTGCGATGGCTGCACCGAGCAGGTCGTTCGGGTCGGTGTTGCCTGACATGTATAAAGCGACTGCTGCTGCGATGGCGCTGTTGATGTAGGTAGAGATCATTGCTTTATCGCTGGGTTTCATCTGTTGCTCCTGTCTGTTTGGCTTTTTTCATTCCGTTAGATGCTAATAGGCCGCCGAGTGATCCTGTGAGGAAGACGACAACGGTTGAGAGTAGGTCAATGAAGGCTGCGTCGTTCGGGGCTTGCTCAAGTGGCTGATTGACGAACAGTAGGCCGTAGACGAAGCCGAGCACAATGGCTGCAAAACTGATTGACATCGTGACGCCAACGATCAGGATTAGGCGTGCGTGTTTATCCTCTGGCGACATCGCAAGCCGTCCTAGTAAAGCACCTGTTCGGCTCAATGTTGACTCGTGTGCTGGCGCATCCATTTAAAACCGCCGCTACAACTGCAACCATAAAAACAAGTGCCGCATATTTAGCCAGCGGTCGGAACATACTCGACTTGTTTTTGTATAAATGCTTCGTATTCGGCAGGGGTCATTGGTCGCACAATGTCGTCGACTTGGATGTGTACTGAGTCGTGGGGATACATTGCGATTGCTTCTTCGTATGTCATGCCATAGTCCTAACTGTTTGCGTATCCGTAAACGCGAATAGTGCCGCCTGTCAATGTGCCCGTATTAGGCGTAAGAGTAAACGCGGTGTATGAAGTGGTGTTTTGTAAAGCGCCTGTATATATTCGGCCTACAGTGCTAGCGACTAAGTTGCCATTTATGAAAGTATATTTAGCCAAAAACGGATTGTTTAATTCGGCGTTAAGTTGCAGACCGTCAGTAAACACGCGGCCAATAGCGTTAAACGAAGAACCGTTATTTGTTGAGTTTGCGTTGTATGAACCTGTTGCGTCTGGACTAAAAGAGGCACCCGGAAACGCGTTGTAATATCCCGTAGTTGTCGCGCCTAATTGCAAACCAATACTTGCATCATTAACCGACCCAGTTCCACCAGTAACTTTTATTAAATAACTGTCATAGGTTGCACTAAAAGCACTTGAAACAGTAACGCTTGCAACGGCACTACCAATTGTTTGTGCAGCAATAAGCACTAAGCCCGGTGTTGCGCCAACAGAGACCCAAGCGCTTCCGTTGTAAACAAGCGTTTGTTTTGTGCTTTCTAAATACGCATACTGGCCTTCGGCAAGTGTCTTTTCGCCCGTACCGCCGAAGGCTGCGTCGCGCGCCGTGGAATCTGCGAACACCGGAATACCCGAGTTCGTGACCGATAGATCGGCGGCCGTTAGGACTTCGCCAGCGACGTAGGCCGGGACGAATGTTGTTGCGTTTGCTCCCATAGTGATTCCTATCCTAAGACATTCTCCGTGTCGATTGTGCCATATATGAGATCGTCAAGAATCAGTTCGTAGACAAGCGTCGTTGGGCTTGTGAATAGCGTTATTCGGTGGCCATCGCTGAGGGTGATCTGATGCTGGATGCCTTCAATGGCTAGTTCTTGCGCTAATTGTGTTGTCGTGTTGCCCGTGTTAAAAGACTTCTCGATGCTGATGGTGTCGCCAATTTCAAGGACGGCCACGGTGTCGCGTTGGGCGTCTGTAAGCATTAAGAACGCGGTAGAGACGTTTGTGTAACGCGGCTCGGGTTCGCCTACGAGTAGATAGTTGGCAAGGTCTAGGGCGGCCGTGTTGTTGTGCACTAAGGCGTCGGAGATCGAGTTTGTTTGGATGAAGTAGGTCGCTTGGGATGCCAGATCCTCGGCGATTTCTGGGCTAGTTGCGCCGGCATGGGTGACTGATGCGCGGTTAACAACTTGGTTTGCTTCAAATGAGATGCCGACTTGATCAAATGAAATTGCCGTTCCGTCATCGTGGAAGTTGGCGACGGGTGCGGAAAGTGTCGTTCCGATCCGATCCTGAAAGGTAAACACTCCGTCACGTGCTACGAAGATTCTGCCCTGTACTGATTCGTTGATCTTGGCCATATATGCCGCGACCGATGTTCCGTTGGGGACGGTATAGGCAGACGCTCCGCCGAGGAGGACGGTAGAAGCTTCTAGGTTTCGTTCGCCGGGTAGTTGGAATGCGTTGACTTCTGGGAGGTCTAAGACAGCGGCAATTCGCACGTCGGCGAGTTCTTCGGAGACGTTGTATTCGTCCATGTAAGTCTGGGATAGGACATAGAAACGGTCGGCGCATGAGACGGTGACTGAGTCAAGCCCTTCAAGCGCAAAGTCGTAGGTGTAGTCGATGATGTATCCGTTGAAGAGTTCTTCGCCTTCTCGGGTGAGAATGACGTTCCGCATTGGCGCTAGTCCGGGTTGGTTGTTTGCGGTGTCAAAGAATGGGCTGTCTTGGTTGAATGGGTTGAACACTCCGCCGGCATAGCCGTCGAGCAAGTTGAAGGTCATTGAGCCGGCTGTGAATTGGTCGCCGATGTCGCGGCGGCCGCGTGTGACGGTGATGTTTGTAGAGCCCTCGATGACGGATGCAAATTGTGTTGTTCCGTTAAGGACGTATTCGGTGTTATTGAGGACGCCTTTAAGTGTGTCGTCTAGGACGAATGCGTTAATTAAGAAGCCTGTGTCAATGAGAAGATCGTAGGATCCCGATTGAACAATTGTGGCGGCCATTACGCGACTTGGATTTGTGCTGGGCCGTCTACACGATTCATTGCTTTAATGGCGTTAACGACGGCACGGCCGATGTCTGCCGACGTTGAGATGCCGCCCGTGATGTTGACGGTGATGTTCTGTCCGCCTTGGTTCTTCATGCGGTCTAATGGGATGACGGCTTCTGGCCCCTTTTCACCCACAATTGCCAAAGTCGGCGCCGTCACAATGCCTCCCGTGGCCATCATGCGGATTCCACCAATGCCACCAGTAGCCGTTTCTTGCGCCTGACCGATACGGCCAAGGGATATTTCATTTAATGTCCCTACGTTGTCAACGAACGGAATGGCGTTGTATGCCTTAATAAGCACGTTAATTGCTTTGATCCACATGTTCGCCATGTTTTCAAATGCGCCAATGATGAAGTTAATAACTCCGTTGATGCCATTGCGAAACCATTCAAACTTTTTGTAAGCGGCCACAAGCGCGACAACCATGACGGCGATGCCGGCTGCAATAGCGGAAAACGGGTTGAGGGCCATTGCAAAGTTGACGGCCATAATTGAGACGGCAATAGCGCCGATCGTGCCGGCAATGGCCAAGAAGACGCCGGGGTTGTCTTGGGCCCAGTCTGCAAATTTTTGAATTACTGGGAGGACGGCTTCAAATGCTGGAAGAAGTGCGGCGCCGACAGATTCTTTTGTTTCATCTAGCGAGTTTTTCAGAATCTTCATGCGCCCTGCGGCAGTCTCGGCGGCTGCGGCCGTGGCTCCTCCGAAGGTTCCGCCGAGAACATTCATTACGTCGTCGAGAGTGGCGCCGTCTTTAATCATGGCTTTAATCTCTGGGGAAAGTTGGCCTAGGGCTTTGAAGTTGCCTCCGTAGGCTTTGGCAAGTGCATCGGAGACGGTTGCTAGATCCTTACCAGAGCCTTGTGCGATATCCTGAGCGAGCGCTAGAGCGGTGTTGGCTGTAGTGATGTCTTTGGTTCCTACGAGAAGCGCTTGGAACGCTGGACGGAGTTCGCTGTCTGCCGTGCCGGACGCCCTCGACATTGCGGCGATGACCTTTTCTTGAGAAGCGACTTGTGCGTCGGTTGCTCCCGTAACGTTCTGCATGACGAGCGCAAGGTTTGCTTGCTCGGCTGCGTCCTCCATGGCGGCTTGAGTTGCTCCTACAAGCGCTACGCCTAAGCCGGCAACGGCGGCGGCCGCTGGGAGTGCTGCTTTTTTGATTGCGAAGTTTGCTTTTTCGCCAAAGGTTTCTAGTTGCTTAAATTGCGCGATTGCGCGCTTGGCGCCCTTGGGATCGTATTCGCTGATGATTGGGAGGATGACGGCCATGGGTTTACCTTGCGCTTAGATCGCGGCTCAAAGCTTCTCCGACGCGGTCAACGATTCGCGCCATTTCTACTTCAAGATCGCTCTTGTTTGCTTCGTACTGTTTCCACACTACTCGCGACGGGTCGCCGTACTTGGCTGTTAGTGCGGCTCCCATTTGATTACTTTTGGAAAAGTCAAAGAACGCGGCTGCGGCGCCAAGCCATTTAACGGCAAAGGTTGAGAGGTTTACTTTGCCACCGAATACTTCTTTGGGCGCTTTGGTGTTGATGTATGCCTTCACGGAATGATCGGTCGGCCATGGGAAGACTTGGTATTGGCCGCGAAGATTCCATTGGCGCTGCCAGCCTGAGAGCGGATAGTTGAGTGGGATTGCCGATTGGATGTCGGAGACGAGTCCAGCGGTAACGCGTTTGTAGTCCTTGGTGATGTCGCGGCGAAGAACTTTGTCGATCTTGTTGAGATCCTTGAGCGCTTGACCAAGGCCGAACACTTCTATCCGTGCTTCAATGCCGCCGGCTGAGTCTCTCATTTGCGTCCTTTTTTGCTTTGGTCATTAAGGACTCTAATGATTGTTTGAAGGTCGCGCGCGTCAAATGAATCCGCATAAAACGTCGGAGCCCATCCCGTCGCGACTACCAGTTCGGCTAATTGCCGGCGGTAGCCGCGTCCGTAGGGTTTGGATCGGTTGCGTCCTCCGCTGCGATCTCGACGTCTGGATTATCCTTCAACCATTCGCGCCAAGTCGCGGGAAGCTTCTCGCCTTTAATGACAAGCAATGTGTGTACCCAACACGCTAGATCGGATGCACCGATGCCACGGCCGTCTGACACTCGACGATTCTCTAGGCGTTCCCATTCGGCAATGACGAACAGATTCGTGGATAGTTGCTCTTTGACTTCTCCGCGCGTAAGGCTGAGTTTGATTTTCATGGTTCTCCTTGTGTCGGGCCGAGGACGGCCGTGATTATGGGTTTGTTGTATCGGCTGAGTAAACGCCACCCATCAGGGTGATATCAATCGATTGCAGTTCGCCGAGAGAGGCTGAGATGACTGGCAACGATTCTAAGTAGCAGTTCGTTAACGTGAAGCCAGGGTTCGTTGCCGAGTCGACTGCGTTAGTTGGCTTGACGATGACGGTTGTTTTGGTGCCGACTAATGGTGCAAGTGTCGCGTAAGTGGCGTTGGCTGCGTATGAAAGAAAAAGAGTAAGCGTGCATTCGTTGTCTTCGAGGCCAGCCGTGAAAGTGTTTGCTGTATCGCCAAAAACGGTGTCATTTAGAGCCGTCACGGTGCGAGTCAATGTGGCGGATGTACACCACCCGGTGAGTGCCGTTGATCCCAATGTGACTGTTGGATTGGAGAGGATAGTTGAGGTTGCCATGATTGCTCCTTGAGTTGTGGTTTTAGTTTGACATAGATTCGGGCGCTAGGTGTGGATTACGCCGTTTGGACTTCGGTTGCGACAGTAAGTTCGTATGCCGGCAG